CATATATTTAGGGCCTTATGGAATGGAGATATAAGCGGCTATCCTTCACAATCGAAAGCAGATTTAGCTTTAGGTAATTTATTGGCCTACTGGACCAATGGCAACGCTTACCGCATTGACGCATTATTTAGGCAATCAGCATTATACAGGCCGGAGAAATGGGATAAGAAGCACGGCCCGGACACATACGGTAATATGACCATAAAAAAGGCTTTAAGTGACTTTACACCATATACACCAATAGATAAAAAAACAGCCCCAACAGGCGCAGCAACGCCGGGAGCCGTTAAGGGTATTACTGAACAAGACAATAATACAGATATATTATACCAAGAGGGTAAGGATCCGCAAACGGTNTTGAAAGATAATTTAGTAAGCCATTACCTGGAAGATGTTTTTATTAAGGACATTGACAAGTTTAAGAGCTATAAGGACCGTAAGACAGGTTTTAGTAACCTGGACGAATTAACTGGCGGCCTTTATCCTGGCCTTTATGTAATTGGAGCTATTAGCAGTTTAGGTAAAACGACCTTTATACATCAAATAGGGGACCAGCTGGCAGCTATGGGCGACCATGTTTTATTTTTCAGCCTGGAGCAGAACCGGCTTGAAATGGTAACCAAGAGCTTAAGCCGCATTACGGCCAGACACAACAAGGAAAAAGCCGTCAGCGCAATTAAGATAAGGGCCGGGAAAATAACCCCGGAGGTATTGGCGGCTGCAGAAGAATATTACAAGATAGCGGACCGTATCAGCATTATAGAGTGTAACTTTAATACTAANATTTATTCCATTGTTAACTATACCAAGGCTTACATGGAAACCTATAACGTCAAGCCGGTTGTAATAGTGGACTACTTGCAGATAATACCCCCGGTGGATCCACGCCAGAGCGATAAGGAAAAGGTTGATAGTATAGTAAGAGGACTTAAAAAGCTGCAAAGCGAACATGATTTAGTCTTATTCGTTATCAGTAGTATAAACAGGCAGAATTATTTAACGCCTATTGATTTTGAAAGCTTTAAGGAAAGCGGCGGCATTGAATACACCGCAGACGTTGTTTGGGGCCTACAGCTGCAAATACTTAATGACGAGCTATTCAACAACGAAAAGAAAATAAAAGAGAAACGGGAAAAGGTGCGCCAGGCAAAGAAGGCCATACCAAGAGAAATAGAATTGGTATGCCTAAAGAACCGTTACGGCGTCAGCTCTTATTCATGTGGGTTTAAGTATGATCCACGCTTTGACTTATTTGAACCGGATAACCTTTATAAAGTTGCCGACGACTTTGACCTTCCCATTAGCAACGGTAAAAGGAAGTGATTAGATGGCCTTAGAAGCGTTAAAGCGTTATGCAATGGAACAGAACCAGGCAACCCAGGCTGAGATTGATAAATTACTGAAAAACGACGCTCTAAAACGGCCTACAAGCGACGAAAAGGACAAGGGTAATATAAAACCATTAGTAAGCAAGGAAAACGTCGTAGAAGCCTTACAGGAGCGTTTAGCGGCGGTTTATAAAGAACACCAGGAAAATATTAAGCAAGCGGAGCAATTAAGAACAGAAATTAACAAAGGGGTACAGGCCGGGGAACCAGTTTTTAAGTTATTGCTTAAAGCTATTGAGTGTATAAGTCTTATGACAGGCGATAAGTTATTTTACGATATGAACAAAAGCAATTTACAGACCATATACGGCATATTAGGGGAACCGGCAGCAATAGAGATTGAAAGGCAGGAAGTGGAACAGAGGTTAAAAAGACTTATGGCGGCTTATGAACAGGATCAGCCGGCCGACGCAAAGCAGAGAATAAAGAACGCCATAAGAGCGCACCAGGACAAATTAGAGCAATTACAATAATTACGACGCAGGGCATTAAAAGCCTTGCGTTTTATTTTTATTATCATGTTTACCCAGTAAGGCATATAAACAAAGTAATTTTAGTAATCACAAAATAAACTTGACGTAAACATTAAAGTAATGCTATAATGTAAGGTGAACAGAACTATAAAAAAGGACGTGAGAAAATGGATAAGGGAAAAGGAATTATAACAACAGTTTTTCAAGATAAAGGTTTTGGCTTTATAAGACAAGACGACGGAACAGAAATATACTTTCATGCAAGCGGGGTATGCAACCCGGAATTTAAGGACTTAAAAGAAGGTTACAAAGTTGAATATATGATCGTTGAGGTACCAAAGGGCAAAAAGGCTATTGGCGTTGTAACCGTATAAAAAGCGAGGGTGAAAAATGGCAGGCATATTTGATAAGTTATTCAAGAAAACGAAACAACCAGTAAAAACAGTTAGAGCAGAGCTTTTAAGCAATTCGACGGCAATATTTACACCCTGGAGCGGCGACGCATACGCAAATGACATATACAGGGCAGCAGTTGACGCCATAGCCAGGAACGCGGCCAAGCTTAAAGGCAGCCATGTAATACATTATCCAGACCGTAACGAGATAGCAAAGAACAGTAAATTAAACCGATTATTGCAAGTACAGCCTAACCCTTATATGAGCGCGTTTGATATGCTCTATAAGATGGTTACGCATTACTTTTTATACAACAATGCCTTTGCATATCTTCAAAAGGACGACAGAGGACAAATAACAGGCATTTACCCATTAAGGGCAATGCACGTTGATTTTTTAGCGGATTCAAACAATGAGCTATATTGTAAGTTTATGTTTGCAAATAGCCGGGAGGTTATTTTACCCTATGTGGANATAATNCATTTACGCCGTAACTTTAACAACAACGACTTATTAGGAGATCCAAACACAGCTTTAGCCCCGGCTTTAGAGTTAGCCCATACGCAGAATGAGGGCTATATAAACGCCATTAAGAGCAGCGCAAACATACGCGGCATATTGAAATTTACGCAGATTATGGCACCGGAGAAGCTCAAAGAGGAAAAGGAAAGGTTTATTAACGATTATTTGAGCATTGCCAATGACGGCGGAGTTGTAGCCACAGACCAGAAAATGGAGTATCAACCTATTGAGCTTAAACCGGCCACCATAGACGATAAGCAAATACAGGCCATTAAAACCAAGATATACGATTATTTAGGCGTATCAGAAGCGATTGTAAATAGCAGCTATACAGAAGACCAATGGGCGGCATTTTATGAAAGCACCCTGGAACCCATAGCGGTACAAATGAGCCTGGAATTTACCAGGAAGATATTTAACGAAAGGGAACAGGCCTTTGGTAACTCAATAATCTTTGAAAGCGGCCGCCTGCAATTCAGCAGCACAAAGACAAAAGTTAATTTAATTGCTCAATTGATACCTTATGGCCTATTGACTATNAANCAGGCNTTAGAAATATTNAACNTNCCAGGCGTAGAAGATGGCGACAAGCGACTACAGACCCTAAACGTTGTGGACGCATTAAAGGCCAATCAATACCAGTTAGGAGTAAACGCCAATGAAGAAGATTAAAGAAGAAGTTTACAAGTTTATTAAAGAACACGAGGGGACGAGCTATGTAGAGCTTGAAGAACTCTTTAACAGGTTGGGTTTTAACTGGCAAGGTAATTTAGAGATATGTAGCGACGTAAACGACAACGTAGTATTTTGGGCCGGTTGGAACAAAGAAGCCATAGAGCTTATAAACGACCTGCAAAGAGAGGGTCTTATCGAGAAAGTGCCAGGGCATTACGTTATGTATATCCTGGACGGTAAGACAATGAACTTGCCTTTAGTAAGGGGCTACAAGGAATATAAGACACCGCATTGGCTACCAGTATTATTTACGGCCAAGCGTAAGAGCCTGCAGCAGATAATTAAAGAGGTAGAACAGGAGGTAGGCATTTATGAAGGAAATTAGGATAGCGGAAATAAGAGCCGGCGATCCGGCAGGATCCGAAGGCCTTATTTTAGAGGGTAGGCCCATAGTTTATGACCAGCCTACCACGATAAACGACCCGGCAGGGCAGTATATCGAAATTATAAGAAGTGGTGCATTAGACGAAGCGGACATAAGCGACGCCAGGCTATTGTATAACCACGACTTAAGCAAGGTGCCTTTAGCAAGGACACCAAAAACCATGCAGTTAATTAAGGATCCGGCAGGACTTAAGATGATTGCACGGTTACCGGACACCGAGGAAGCTAAAAGCGTTTATACGGCAGTAAAACGGGGCGACCTTACCGGTATGAGCTTTGCTTTTAAGGTGCCAGAAGGCGGCGACCGGTATAACGCTGCAACGAATACGAGGGAAATATTTAAGATTGAAAAAATCTATGAAATATCAATAGTGCCATTTCCAGCGTACCCACAGACCAGCGTTGAAGCCAGGGCAGCCATGAAGGAAATTAAAGAAGATCCTTTAAGGGAAGCCGCCAAGATAAGAATTAACCAAATTTTGATGAAAGGGGTTTAATACCATGAAATTTAAGACTATAGCGGAAGCTTTTAACCATTATATGAACAGCTCTATTGAGGAAATCGAGAAAAGAGCAAAGGAAATCAAACAGATTGTAGATACAGACCCAAACGCCGACATTGCAAGCCTTAATGTTGAGCTTGAAGGCTTAAAACAGGCAAAGGAAAACATTGAGCAGAGAAGTCAGAAGCCAGGGCAGCAATTTAACCCTATTACCGGGGCGAGCTTTGAACCAAGAGCCAGCTATGACGCAACAGACGGCGACGTATTCGCCAGCGCAGAGTATAGGAGCGCATTTTTCAAACACCTTTTAGGACATCAGCTTAACGCACATGAAGAAGCAGCCTTTAAGCGTGCTATGGCCATAGCGGAAAAGAGGACCAGCGAATTTAATACCGTATCCAATGCAGCTGCAGTATTGCCTACAACTACCTTTAACGAGGTTGTTAAAAAAGCCCGGACTATGGGTGGCTTAATATCCGTATGTAGAGGGTTTAACCTTCCTACAAAGATAGCCATACCTGTGGGAACACCGGCAAGTAAGGCAAGCTGGCACCAAGAAGGCCAGGCGGTAGACAGCGAGAAGGCTACCGTTACAACCGTATCCTTTAGCGGTTATGAAATCCTTAAGGTATTCTCTATAAGCGCAGCTGCAAAGAGAATGAGCATTTCAGCCTTTGAAAGTTACATGATAGATGAGCTTAACGCTTGCGTAATGGAATGTATTGCCGACGCTTTAGTCAATGGCACCGGCAGCGGCCAGGGTACCGGCCTTGAAAGTATTACCTGGACAGCAACCGGAAATAACAAAAACGCAGTTGAATATGCCAACGGATCCACGCCGGACTATGCCGACTTTGTGGCGACAATGGCATTACTTAAGAGAGGTTACAGCCAGGGCGCAAAATGGGCTATGAATAACGCAACCCTTTACACTCATGTATACGGTGTTGTGGACCAGAATAATCGACCTATCTTTATTGCAGATCCGAAGAATGAAAGCATTGGCTACATTTTAGGCCGTGAAGTTATAATTGATGATAACATTGCCGACGGGGATATTTACCTGGGGAACTTTAATTACATGGGCTATAACCTTGCAGAAGGCATTGTAATTGAAGTATCCAGAGAAAGCAGCTTTAGAAGCGGCTTGATTGATTACAGAGCTTTAGCAATAGCCGATTGTAAGCCTATAGTTACCGAGGCCTTTGTAAAGCTTTACGAAGCAGAAGCTTAATAAGGCCTATTGATTGGGTAGGGGGTATTGGGGTTATTCCAATACCCTTTACTTTAATAAAGGAGTGATAGCATGACATTAGGATTAGAAGAAGCCAGAGAGTATTTAAGGATAGACGGCACAGACAACGACGAGATTATATTATCTTTACTGGAAGCCATACCGGGATATATTGAAGTTACTACAGGCATGACACCGCAGCAGCAACAGGCCGAGCCATTAGCAAAGACAGTCAGCAAGTTTATATTAAAGCTATGGTATAACGCAGAGCAGACGGACAGCGAAAAGCTGCAGCGAACCATTGACGGCTTACTTAAGGCATTAACTGTAATGGCGAGGACAGGGGCGTAAGCCATGAAGGAGTATGCCAGAAGCTTTTATAAAAGCAAAGCCTGGAAAGAAACACAGGCGGCATACATGAGCAGCAAGCATTATATATGTGAACGTTGTGGGAACATTGCAAAGATAGTACACCATAAGACGTATATAACGCCGGAGAATATAAACGATCCAAACATTACTTTAAGTTGGAGTAACCTTGAAGCATTATGCCAGGATTGCCATAACAAAGAACACAGCAGCGCAGAGGTTTGCGCCGAGGGATTGAGCTTTAACAGCAAAGGCGAATTGATTTACACCCCCCGGCAAAATAAAAAAGATTGACGTCCAGGGGACCGGGGGGCGGGGTTTTCTTTTCCCCTCCATGAGTTTTTGAATTAGGGGAGGGGTAAACAGCTAATAAACAGTAGTAATAAGGCGGTGAAATTCATGGAGATAGACAAAGATAAGGAACTATTAAAAATCAAAAGACAATTTAACAAAATATTGAAACAGGTGCCGGAAGATAAGAAGCCCATTGCTGCAAGCCTTATAAAAGAGCTTACCTTCATGGCCTTAACCCTGGACGATCTGAAGGAACAAGTAAAAGATACCGGAACCGTTGAGCTATTCAAGCAGGGCAAGCAGGAATTTTTAAGAGAAAGCCCGGCATTAAAGGCCTATAATACCACAGTACAGCGTTATAGTTTGCTCTATAAGCAGCTTACCGACCTATTACCTAAAGTAGACCAGGACATTCAAGAAAACGCCTTGTATGAGTTTATAAAGGCTAATTAAGGCGGTGGGGCCATGAATTATATTGAGCAGTATTATAATGCAATATGTAGCGGTGCCTGTATTGTATCCAAGAGGGTAAAGAAGATATACACCCAGCTTGTGGACGACATTAAGAACCCCAAAAACGGCTATATATTCGACGAGAACAGGGCCACCAAGCCCATAAGGTTTATAGAGCAGTTTTGTAAGCACTCTAAAGGCGAATGGGCCGGCAAGCCGGTAAAGCTGGAGCTATTCCAGAAGGCCTTTATATCAGCCTTATTTGGCTTCATACATGAGGAAACCGGCTTAAGGAAATACCGGGAAACTTTATTCATGGTAGGCCGCAAAAACGGTAAAAGTACAATGCTTGCCGGCATTGCTCTTTACATGATGATAGCAGACAACGAGCCAGGGGCCGAGGTTTACAGCACGGCCACGAAGAAGGACCAGGCCCGGATCATCTTTGACGAAACCCACAACATGGTAAAACAAAGCCCGGAGATTAACCGGTATGTTAAAAAGCGCAAGAGCGATTTATATTTTCCTTTGACAATGAGTAAATTCCAGCCGTTGGGTAAGAACAGCGACACCCTGGACGGCTTAAACGCTCATTGTGTGATTATAGACGAGTTACACAGCATTAAAGACAGGAACCTATACGAAGTAATGAAGCAGAGCCAGAGCGCAAGGCGGCAACCATTACTTATAATGATTACGACGGCCGGAACCGTCAGAGAATGTATATTTGACGATATGTATAAATACGCCTGCAACGTCGTTGATGGTACATTTCCGGACGAAACTTTTTTACCCA